TATCCTCTACTGTAATATCAATCTCATCTTTTTGGTAACCAGCAACAGCCAATTCAACAATATATTTGTTATCATTAACCTTCAATATATTGTGAGGTGGAAAACTTGATGCAGGTCTGTTATTCAAGATTCTTTCAACATCATTAAATACTCTCTCAAAACCTAAAGTTGAGTGGACAAGCGGTCCGATAGTGAAATCTACCATTTTAATTCTCCTTTAAATAAGCAAGTTAAACAAATGTGACCCTTTCGGCGTCACCATACTATTTAGTCACGAAACATCATCTGGCTTCTTGCCAATATTATACTTCGCAACTAAATTCCATTCATCCTTCTCCTTGAAGGATATAATTTTTATCTGATGTAGTGGGGCAACATTATTACCAATTCTGTCTGGGTTTATAATCTTTAACAAACCCCATTCTTCTAATAGCTTTGCAATTGCATTTCTTCTTTGTATATCATTTTCGGATATATTGGATGGTTTACCATCTAATGCAAATAATTCTTTAAAGTGTACAATATAGTACCTACCTTGTTTATGTAATATGTGACAAGATTGATACAATACTTTTTCTTTTCGTGACGAAACTCCAATTCTTGTAAGCGTTTCACGAACTTTTAAAAAGTCATCTTGTTCTCCGAGTGTAACTTCTATAAAGTTGTTTATATCTGCCATTTTTATTTCTTTCTACCACCTGTATCGGTAAGCTCTTTCAATTCTTGTATTTGTTCTTTGGAGAGTATTTGAGATGCTTCTAAAGCTTTTGAGTCTGATAAATTATAATATCTCTTTATACATTCCAAATTTTCACTCTTTCCCGGTTTTAACCATTTTGAAAAAGGTCTCCTCATGGATCTCACAGTATTTAGTAAAAAGTCATTCTGCATCTTATTATCTAAAAAATGTCTTTGATTCATCTCATTTGCAAAGATAACACAATCTTTATGATAGCTTAATGAACGATTAGTTAAGAAAGGTTTATATTCTTTCTCTGTTATATCATCAACGATAAGTTGTTTCTTACCTTGTAGTATCTGTTTTACAAATTCAAATGGGCTTGTTTTATTCATTTGAAATCACATTCTACCATTAATTCAGTTAGACAAGCAACTGTATTAATCTCTTGATCAGATACAAATGCAGCTTTATATTGGTAATCTGCAAGTATCAAAACTGCTTTAGGTATTGAATGTGATTTTAACTTTTCATATAGGGTATCATAAAGTTTACGAAACAAAGTATTTGAATCAACATCATTGGTAGCGATCCATTTTCTAATCTCTTTAAAGTTCTTTTCATGGATGAACCCTACAACTTTTTCTATCGGTACATCACCAATTTGAGCCAAAATACCAACATCAATCTTGCCAAAGTTTGAATATCTTTGTAACTCATTAATCACTCTACGAAAATCTGGAAAATGTTTCTTAATAAGTTCTACTATCACCTTATCATCATATTCAATCTTTTCATCACCAAGTATATTAGTAATTCTTTTCATAAACTGTGATGCCATTTTGGCTTTCTCACCGTTGCGTAATGTAAAATCTACAACGGCACACCTTGAATGTAAAGGGTCGATAATACGATTCTTATAGTTACAAGTGAATATAAAAGAACAATTACCTG